CATTTACTTCTCTTACAAGTTAAAAGTAGAACTAATATTACCGCAACGCCAAACACGCCTACTGTTACAGGATTAGGCTTAACATGGGTACAAATTGGATTACCTCTTGATATTGACGATACAGGATCAAGTAGGGAAAGAATGACATTATGGCGAGCAATGGGAACGCCTACTTCGGGTGCTTTAACTTTTGATTTTGCTGGACAATCTCAAACACATTGCGAGTGGCTACTAGATGAACTAAGTGGAACTGATACTTCTGGTACAAATGGTAGTGGTGCAATAGTACAGTCAGCCACAGCAATTGTTGATTCAAATGGGCCAGCAGTCCCTTCGCTTACAGCAACACTTGCAATTTTTAATAATTCAAATGATGCAACATGGGGAACTCTTGGAAGTTTTAATTCAACCACCGTATATACTGAAGTTTCTCCAATGGTCAGAGTTGCATTTCATCAACAGGCAGATGGAGCTGTTATATCTGCTTTTGATTCAGGAAATAGTACAACAGTAAAATGGACATTTAATGTTACTGACATTTCAACAGGAATATATGCTTTGCAGATTAGGGCAAAAGTTACAGGGTTAGTTACAAAAGTTGCTTCAATCTCCTCACCAACTTCTACGGGGAATCAATCCTATACAGGAGCAGGATTTCAACCAAAAGCTATTCTTGCTTTTGTAACTGCCCTTACTGCGGATGGAAGTGCAGCAGGTATCAAAAAAAGCGTTGGTTTTGGATTATCTTCTACGTCACGTGCAGCAGTAGGAGATGGAGCAGTAGATAGTACCGCAACTGTTAATAGTTATGATCAAGGTCATTCTAATGCTGCTGTAATTTATGCAACTGACGGATCTGGAAATTTATTTCTTGTTGCTGATATCGTATCTATGGATTCTAATGGCGTAACACTTAATTGGACAACAGTACAAGCATCTTCCTATATTGTAAATATTATGTATATAGGAGGAGCTGATCTAACAAATACATTTATTAGTCAACAAACAGCTCCAGTATCTACTGGATCGGTGGCATATACAAATGTAGGTTTTAAACCAGATGCTATTATTGTAATAACTTCTGGTTTTACAACAGCACCTCCTGCTCATTCAGCATTGGGTAGTACTCCTCGTTTTAGTATGGGTTTTGGAACCTCTTTAACAGCAGAGGCATCAGGGTATGATGGAGATGATAACGGCACTACTTCTAAAATTGGTAGAAAACAAGCTGCAAATATTGTTGAAATGTTATCGGGGGATGCAGCTCTTAGCTCAGAGGCTTCTTTGACTTCTCTTGACTCAGATGGTTTTACCTTTAATTGGACAACAGCAGGCAGCGCAAGATATTTTTGGGTACTTTGTCTAAAGGGAGGACGATATAAAGTTAGCACATTTACTCAGAAAACTTCAACAGGTTCTCAACCAACAACAGGCGTAGGATTTAACCCCACAGGACTTATTTTACAAAGCGTAGACAATACTGCAAGTTCATCAGTTGTTACAAATGGAAGATATTCTTTGGGAATAGGAAATGATAGTACACATAGGGGATCTATATGGGTAGGGAATGCAGATGGACAAACGACACTTAATAATAGTCAAAATCTTGATAGATCAAATATTATAAAGATGATGACTGAAAGTCATTCAACTCCTACTACTCAAGCTGCTGCTGACCTTACTTCTTTAGATTCTGATGGATTTACTTTAAGTTGGGGAACAGCAGATGCAACAGCAAGAGAAATTATTTACTTTGCTATGGGGAGTAATGCAGCATCGACTAACCATCTCCTTTCTCTTTTAGGTGTAGGGAGTTAGTAAATATATGAAAATACTACTTTTAGCATATCTCTTATTTTTTATTTTAGTAATGTATGTAATAATCTTTTATAGTGGTTATTCTATGTAATATGAAATTTCTACATGCTTTATTTTCTACACCATCAATTATATTAGAAGAATTTATTAAGTTTTTTAAAAGTGTCTATATTGATGAAAAGGAGGCTTTTCGACCCGATGCGGAACAAGATGAGGAATAATGTTATACTTATTTTAAAGGAGGTGAAATAATGAAATCTTTTTTATATGAAGTAATCGTTGGATTTAAGGGAAAAGATGCAGTTCCAGCCGTTGATGCTAATGCAGAACAACCTGCAACAGCAGAAGTCCCTGCAGTTCCTTATAGTGAAAGAGTTGATTTAAAAAATGTAGTTGCAACTGATGTTGCAGATGCAATGACAAAAGTTACTCTTTTAGAAGGACAATTTTTTTCTTCCGTTACAAAATTAAATGAAATTCATAGCATGTAGTTTTACTTGCTATTATCTTATATTACTCTTTAATACCATATCGTGTCGTAAAAGAAACATTGTGCGACGCGATTAGATTGCTACGGTAAGTTAAACCTTACTTTCCTTCTCTTTCCTACTCCGTAAGTATTTTTAAACCACACATAAATAATATGAATAATGTCTGAGGGATGAAGATAAATAAATCCTTTTAAGTTGTTATGAAGTGCGTAATGACAACTTCGACACAAAAGAATTACATCTGAATCCCTTTCATTGCCTAATCTTGCATAGGTCAAGTGATGTATGTCTAGATCCCATCCTTTGCCACATTTACGACAATACCTATATTTCTGATAAATTTTGTTTTTAAAAACTCGCCAGTGTCTTGACTGAAGATATTCCCTATACTCCTGTTTTGTCACTTCCCTCACCTACTTTTTCTAATTTCCCTTGTACTACCCTGTTTGGAAAACGAGTACTTAAAATACGACACACGGTAGCCACTCCTTCATCAAACATTGCAAACTTGAAAAGTTTATCAAGCATGTAATCTATTTCAGTTTCAGTAAAAGTCGCAGTCTCCATATCATGAGTATAGATCACTTGCAAATTTTCTAAAAGTAGTTAATACTAATGATATGCCACGAGAATTAGAGCAACTTTCACAAAATGATCCGAGATGGAAAGATTTGCATTTAGGACTTTCTGATTCGGTAACTTTGGGACAAGCCGGCTGTTTGGTAACTTCCTTCTCAGTACTTGCCTATTACTACAACCAACAAATAACTCCCGATCAAATGAACCAAATGTTAATCAATGCTAACTTGTTTGCTAATCAAGACTTAATTAGTAGTGATGACGATTTAGGAAAACTTTTTCCAGACATTAAATATCTGCAGACAAATCACTATGAAAATGCCCCTGCAGACTTGTCATTACTAAAGGATCTAGTCAGTGATCTAACTAAGTGTGTGATTGTAGAAATTGACTTAGGAAACGGCCAAGTACACTTTACCCCTGTTCTTGCCAGTGACGGGTCTAGTGTAACGATTATGAACGTGTGGAACGGGCAGGACGAAAGTTTAAATACAGTCTATGGTGATCCAGAAACTAAAATACTTAAATACATTGTCTATCAAGGAACTGTGGCACAAGATCCAGCACCTGACACAGTAATGGAAATAGAGCAAAAAGACTACATAAAACTTATGCAAAAGTCTGAGGAATTAGATAAAATAGGTCAAAAGTTAAACTTCACACAGCAAGATATAGATACCCTAGGCTTTTCAGATAAAGTCATACAAAAGTTTGAAGACCTGCAAAACGCACAAATTAGCACTCCTACCCCACCAGTCGCAGAGCCTGCCAGTGATGCAAATAGCTTGCCACAGCAACCTTTAACCCCATCCCAAACTACCCTATTGCAAAAGTTACTAGGTCTGATAGGATTTAAGTTAGGAGCATAACAAATGGATGCAATTTTTTCTCCCTACATAACTATTGCCGCAAACTTACTTGTTGGGTTTCTAATGAGTAAAGGAATTGTCGATAACAGTAGCAGACAGGCAGCATACCAACTTATCAACAATGCCATAGCTGCTCTTTTAACTCTTATCTTTGGTATTGCTTCAATCTACTACGCACACGAAACACATAAAGTTAATGTTCTTGCTAAAACGAATAGCCAACTAATAACCCTTCCTAGCACCTCTTCAGTAATTATGACAGGCCAAAAATCTACAGCTACTCAATTACCCCAAACTTTAAATATACAGCAAACAGGACTGCCATCAACCCCAGTAAGTGCCTAAGTTGAATACTTTTTGTGTACATCTTATTTTCTAGCTATGGGTTATTGAATAACTTTTTGAGGACTTGACAAATGTTTTCACAGGTATTACGATAAGTATGCTAACGGGTAAGCCGTTGGGTGTCGAAAGACGAAAAACAAAAGGAACTCCATTTTCGAGGGTGCGTGCAGAGTCTCTTTTGTACGCTCGGCGCACACCCCTGAAAATTGGAGTTTTTTTATGCAAATAACATCATGTATTAGGAAACCTAGAAATTGGATCTTCATGAGTTCCGAAGAGAAGCGTAAATGGCAAGAAGATACAAATAAGGAACTTGCAAATGACCACTCCGTAGAAGATTTTATTATGTTTGTAAAAGAAAAAGGAGGTGATACAAAATGACAAAGACAATTGATTATATAGTTCGTGAAAAGCGAGTTTCCACAAAAGGTTTTATATTGGGGTTGACCGATATGGCAATACAAACCCTTTTGATGATGGCAGCCTTTCTCATGTTGACAGGCTTTCTATACTTGATACATTAAGGTAAATATGTTTGACACAGTATTGCTCGCCTATATAGCGGTTTTGGTTACAATTCTTACTCTGGTAAGAGTAAGGGAATGGATTGAGAAAAGTTTATGAAAATAAAAGTTGTTACTAGAGATTGGATGCCTAAAAATGAGATTTGGTTTACAAATAATGACGTTCCTATAGATATATTCGACCAGACTATTGTGGAGAAAAATATTAAAGCTGGATTAATAAAGAAGGTAAAATTTATAACTAAATTCAAAAAGAGAAGATTTGGAAAATTAAAAGGTATTAAATAGCATAAATCCCCTTACTTTGAACGAGAAGGGGATTTATGCTTAGCAATCACAGATACAAATCTTTATTTCGAAACTAGCTCCGGTAATACGGTTTACGGTTCCGGTCTGTAATTGATATAGATAGTATCACAAAGAGGCTAGAATGTCAATATTTATTACTCATTGTTAAGAATTTAACATGACACAGCAGTCGAATTATGAATTTAGGAGAAATATTACATAAAGAAAAAATTGAATTACTCCATTTTTGGGAAAGTTTTGAAGATGGTGAATCTACTATGGAAGAACGACTTGCTGCTTTGAAATATTTAGCTGGAATTGTTTATTTTCATAGAAAAAAAAGTCTTAAACGACTTAGAAAACATTTTAATAAAAACTATAAAAATATGTTTAATCTTACATGTTTCGTTTGTGGTGAAAAATGCCAACATCGTCATCATATTATTCCTTTAGTTAATGGAGGTATTAATAGTAAGTTAAACCGAGTTCCCCTATGTCGAAACTGTCATATTAGTATCCATCCGTGGATGCAATGATAGTTTGAGGTTCAGGGGAGCAGACCACCCGCCAGTCAAAAGATTTCGGCAATGCTGCACTATGACCGACTGACCGACGATGACGTTTTTGTAAAGAACTTGAGGACTACAAGTAACAACAAGAGTCCTGGGAGCTAGAGCATCATCAGAGGGAGGGAGAGAATAGGAGGGTAGACTAGGGGTAGGGGTTTCCACATATATAGAAATGTGGTATTTTTGGGTGGTAATTGATATAATATTCGTACTCTCCCTGGTTGAGGTAAAACCGATTACTGGAGGACTGTCTTAAATCTATATGTTAAATGTAGTGTAAAGGCCTTGAATAAAATCGAGGCCTTTTTTTTGTTTTTCGTTGCAAAATATGCTACATTGCACATATAAGTGATGTGCTAGAACTTCTCACTCTAGTGTCTTAGACCTTATAAAACGCCTTGAGAAAGTATAATTTTTAAATTTGGATAAATTCTAACAAACCATTTTGGTTTTGTTGGGCAGATGGGGTAGGTATCTAGTCGGTATCTACCCCTTTCTATTTTCGGCAAACTTTACAGATTTTTTACACTTCTCTTACATTACTAGTCTTGAGCAATACAGTTTTCCCTATTGACAAAGGTAGACAAATATAGAATAATGGAGAAGATGACAGACGCGATATACATTAAAAGAAAGAAGTTAGCAGAATTACTTTCTGTTACACCAAGAACAATTCAAAGATGGGAAGAAAAAGGGTTGCCAGTAATTAGAATAAACGGTGCAGCACCTATGTATGACTTTACACAAGTTAAAAAATGGATAGAAGAAAATAATACGGAGGAGCAAGCATGACACTTTTAGATATTGTGAAAATGATTCAAGAGTTTTTAAACTCAACAGAGCCAAAATTGGAGGAACTCTTTTAATATGTACGAATGCGATATTTGCCAATTAACAACAGAAAAGCTTTACAACGTCAATGACGAAGCACTTTGTAGCGATTGTTTTAATGAGGCAGTAAGTCAAGCAGAATACTATTTTGAAATGCAACGAGAGGAAGCAATTATATGAAACCAAAAGATACACAAATAATAAAAGCAAAAGCAACAGAGATAACCCCTATTCAAGACGAGGCAACGGCACTGATTAGCCAAGCAATCAATAAAGGTGTTGATGTTGACACAATGGAAAGATTACTCGCAATGCGTCGAGAGCTAAAAGCTGAAAAAGCAAAAGAAGCATATGACCAAGCAATGGCAAACTTTCAAAAAGCTATGCCAACAATTCAGAAAAAGACACAAGGGTATAACTATAAATATGCTGATCTAACTACTATTGTTGAACAGGTCAAAGATATTTTATCTTTAAATGGCTTTTCCTATACATTTGATACTGAGGAAGAACAAAATAGAGTGGTTATTTCCTGCAAGGTAAAACATACAGCAGGACATATGGAAGTAAGCAAAGCATTTATTACGAAAGAAAGTACAACAAAAATGAACGCTTCACAACAATCTGGTGCAGCAATGACATACGGTAAAAGATATGCGTTTGTTAATGCCTTTGGCATACTTACAGGAGATGAGGATACCGATGCAGCGACTCCTAAGACAGTTACGACACAAAAACCTTCCACAACGCAACCTAGTAAGCCACAGGAGCCTTTAGGAATTACCCAAGAACAAAAAACACAAGTCATATTGTTACTTAATAAAAAGGGCAAAACGATGGATGGTTTATCTAATGCTATCAAAGTAGGTTTTAACAAAGTGTTACTCAAAGACTTAACAGCAAGTGATGCAAATAGACTTATTAATAAGTTAAGTAGCTTACCAGACAAGGAAGAAGAAGTAAAAGACGATGAGTCAGAGCAAATTGCAGACGATGTTGCAGAAGGGTTGAAATAATGAAACGAGAATTTTACACACGACTTGGTACGCCACGCTTTCAAATAAAAAATAGAAACGTGGATTATTGCGATCCATGCAAGAAATGGGTTGAGAAACCACACAACGAACATAATAAGCCAAAATCTTGGGGATATTTAACAGAACCCCTTTAAAAGGAGGTGAACATATGAAAGATTTAGTAGTGGAAGCAAAAGAGAAATTAGAGAAAGAACTTGCTGAATTAGACAGTCTTGAACAAAAAGTAAAGACTAAAAAATCAGCAGTTAATTATGAAAAGCTAGAAATTCCTTTTGAAATAGGAAAAGCATACTTTATCCGTACAATTACTTATTTTGCAACAGGAAAAGTAAAAGCAATAGTAGGTCAATTTTTAGTACTTGATGAAGCAGCTTGGATAGCAGATACCGGACGATTTAGAGATGCAATCGTTAAAGGTATTTTAAATGAGGTGGAACCAGTTGATGGTGATATGTACTTAAACGTGCAATCTATAACTGACGCATTTCCCTGGACTCACAAATTACCACGAGAACAAAAATAATTTGTGCTGGGGTGCGTCAGCGAACGCACAATAAATATATGAATAAATTTATAAAAATATCAGGTTATGATTTATGGAGCGGGAGCTGGAGCGGGAGCTGGAGCGGGAGCAGGAGCTGGAGCTGGAGCTGGAGCAGGAGCAGGAGCTGGAGCGGGAGCGGGAGCAGGAGCTGGAGCTGGAGCGGGAGCGGGAGCAGGAGCGCGAGCTGGAGCTGGAGCGGGAGCGGGAGCAGGAGCGGGAGCAGGAGCTGGAGCAGGAGCGGGAGCAGGAGCTATTAATCACCGATCCAATTTAAAAATATGGTAGACAAGTATACGACTAAAAAAACAAGAATTGCCTTGGTGCTTCTTCTTGTAACAATACTTTTTCTTTTTGTATTGTCAATACAGAAAACTAAAGCATTTACACCAGTACCCCCTCCTTCACTTTCAGAGCTAGATACTGCAATTAGTAAGGCACAGACATATTACGAAGGCTTGTATCGACCTATGGGCAAAGATGGTGCAGTAGTTGCTGAATACTACACAAAAAGTAAAAGTGTATATACAGTAAGACATGGCGTCATAGGCGGAATTTTTTATTACAGTTATATAAATGATACACAAAGAGAAAATGAGCTTTTAAAGTTTGTAACAAAATACGGCTTCAATCCTTTCAATGACGATCACTCATTTGTTTGGACTGATAAGACAACTGCACCTATTGGCCTTCCCTACTCTACCCTTCCCTACCACGATTGTGATGTAACGCTGCCAACAGTAGGCAAAGTATCTGCCTACCACTCAAAGGTATGTAAGTTAGGACAAATTGGTATTGATAGCTATTTGTTACTCAGTCGCTTTGACCCCCTGCCAAGTGTAGAAGTTAGATTGCAGGATGTGGGGCAGGGGGTGGGCATATCTACAAAGTCTTTAGAAGACTTATATGATAGTATAGGGTTTGGTTTGCCAATGTGTAGTCCATTAGGCTGCACCCATTATGCCTCAACAATTCGCACTGCACAGTTTGGCGAGTTGGAGATGCGTATTAATCACATGCAATATGCTGACTCTGTAGCTCACTACTTACTTAAAGCTCAAAATGATAAAGGGGCTATTTATATTTCCTATGATAAAAACGGTAATTTAGTGTCTAACACTTCCCTAGCCTATTCACTTATTGATAAGGCACTTAACGACAAGCCATTAACACATGACTTTATCCCTTCTAATGCTGAGACAATGAATGATAGTTTAGCTTTTCTCCTGCACTATCGTTGTGCTAGATATGGAGTGTGTAACTAATATGGAACATGAAGAAATAAGTATTACTCATCATGAGGTATTAGAGGCAACAGGAACAGTAGTTTTAGGATTAGTAATGGGGATAGCTGTGGGGTTTATGTTACTGTATTTAAAACTTATATGAAACGACAAGCAGATGTTATTTTTATTTTGGTAGGAATATTGGGACTGGTAGTTCTTATGTATGTATTAGGTGGCAATATTGGAAACGGTGGATTATGAAGAGTAGAATTACTATTACAATAGATGCAGAGTTTCAAAAGCCTTTAGAAGTAGACGTTGCATTGCGAGATTTAGTCTATAAAATGAACCACTGGAAAGAATGGATTGAGGAAGAAAAAACAAATACGGTAGTCTATAAAATTAAAGGCGTAGACAATATATCTAGGGAATAAAGGAGAAAGTATATGAATTACTCAGAATTAGTAGCATTAAAGCGATTAAAAGAAATTGAAGAAAAGAACGGTGGGTTAATTAACGGTAATTTTTCGTTTGTAGCTCACGAAAACAAAATAAAAGTAAAAAGGCTTAGAATATAAATATGAAAAGTAAAATACAAAAACATTATCGCCAAGGAGATTTACTTATTCAGCAAATAGAATCTCTTCCTAAAGGTTTAAAAAAACGAGCAAATAAAGTAGTTTTGTATGGCTTACAAACAGGGCACTCACACTTTCTCAAAAGCGGTTCAGTTTACGATGGTAAAAATGGATCTATATATATAGAACTTCCCACTAAGAGTCAATTTCTCCATGACTCAGATCATGATCCTATTGATTTACCTAAAGGAGTTTACCAAGTAATCAGACAAAAAGAGTATTTATCAAAAGATATGGTTCGTCTAGTAATTGACTAATATGATAGAAAAATTAACACCAACTCAAGAAAAATTGATTAAAAAAACGAGAAATGAATGGTTGAATAGGTTCTTTTCTTGCAAGAATAGAACAAATAGAAAACAAGCAAAAAAATCTATTGAATGGTTATATAAACTGGCAGGGTTAGAAAAGCCGATGGTTATATTTCTTGATTCTCCTTTGGGATCTCAGTATGGAGCTAATATGCTTAAATCCGCTCAAGTAGGGGATCAAGTAAGGGCTCAAGTAAGGGCTCAAGTAAGGGCTCAAGTAGGGGATCAAGTAGGGGCTCAAGTATGGGCTCAAGTAAGGGCTCAAGTAGGGGATCAAGTAGGGGCTCAAGTAGGGGCTCAAGTAGGGGATCAAGTAGGGGATCAAGTAAGGGATCAAGTAGGGGATCAAGTAAGGGATCAAGTAGGGGCTCAAGTATGGGCTCAAGTAAGGGCTCAAGTAGGGGATCAAGTAGGGGCTCAAGTAGGGGCTCAAGTAGGGGCTCAAGTAGGGGCTCAAGTAAGGGCTCAAGTAGGGGATCAAGTATGGGATCAACAACTTGAATTTTTTAATACTGGATATTATTACTATGGATCTGTTTGTGATTACGGATGGGCTGCTTTTTATGAATATTTTAATTCAATTGGCGTAAAGTATCCTAAAGATTTACTTGAAAGATTTAATAACTTTGCCTTCCTGCTTAAATCTAATATTTATGATCTCATCATGTTAAAGGGTGTATGTATTGTTTCGGATATGCCAACGGCTATTAAGAGAGATTCAGACAATAGACTCCATAACGCAGAAGGTGCAGCAATAGAATTTAAAGACGGATATAAACTCTTTTTCTATCATGGAATTGCAGTAAAAGAAGAATGGTTGACCCATCCAGAAAAACTTAGTAAGAAGGATTGGTTAGAAGAGGAGAATTTAGAAAAGCGTAGAATTATTCAAGAACTAATGGGAGACAGCTTTCCTAAGAAAATAGGCTCAAAACTTATTGCTAAACCTTCTAAAGAATTTAAAGAAAAACATCATCTTTTAGGATTATATGAGGTCGAGCTTCCAAAAGATCCAGAGAAAATAGCCCACTATGTCAGAGTAAGAGATCATTCCAGCAAGCGTGAATACTACTTAAGAGTTGATCCCAAGATTCAGGATGCAGATAAAGCTCTCGCATGGACTTTTGGCAAAACTAAAGAAGAATATAAGCCAATTAGTGAAACATGATATGAAAACAACTGATTATATAAATAGCAAGGAATTTAACGAAGAATTGGAGAACTTTGAGGATGCTCTCACATACAGAGAAGCAGATATAAGAAATGCAGGGCGTGAAAGGTTTATTGCCTTCCTTTCCCAAACCATAGCAAAAGTAAAAGCAGAAGAGAGGGAAAGGATAAAAGAAAACATAGGGCAACTTAGACAGTGGTTAAATGAAGATAGAATCACAGATCCTAAGAAAATGGTTACAAATGAACAAATAGAATATATGCTCTCTACCAGTGAGGGGGAAGAAGGGAGGAATATGAATCATAAAGAAAAAGTAAAACTAGCTAAGAAGTTATCAGGCAGGCATACACGCCATTTTGAGAGTCCTGAGTGGCAAGCACACAAGGAAGCAATTGCAAGGAAAGTTGAGAAAAGAGAATTAAAATCAAAAAAGGTTCTTTAAAATATATACCAGTAGATTTACTAGGAGATATGGGGACGACCGAACTTTAACTGTGGATGGCAGCCATTACAGAAGTCCCGAACGTATCTCCTCGCAAGTCTGATTGGAGAGGGTTTGATAGGTCTGGAAGCTAGGGAATTATCCCTAGATGAGTAATTGTCCTTCAAAATAGCGGTAAGGGAAAAAGGACATGCAACTGTCGTGAGGCGTTGTAGTTACCACACTCGCTATCTCTACGTGCAACTCGTAGCAGACCTATCAAGCTCTTTACAGGGCTTGGGGGTAGATAAGTATGAAAAGACACAAGTTTTTAGATATGTTTCATTGCCCAACGTGTTTTGATATTTCAGTTAGGAGGATAGTAAAGACTGGGGAAAAACAAATATTGCAATCTAATTATTATTTAGTATCACCAGTTCAGTATAGGGCTTGTAAAAAATATGGATTTCCAGAAGGATTGATGCATACAAATGAGTTTTTAGCCCAACAGAAAGAGAAAATGAAATGAAGAAGATACTTTGTAAATTGTTTGGACATGATGAATATACCTATACCTATGATAGCGGATGGGTAAAATGGTGCTGGAGATGTAAAACAGTTTGGCATACATTTTAACTTATGACAACTTGGCAAACCCTAGTAGATCAGGAGAAGATAGTATGATTTTACAAATACTTAAAAAGAAAGACGACCCATTAGCATTACGCATCTCCATTGGTGGTAATCAAAAGCAAGCGTATTTGGTATATCGTGGGGATTTGGCAAAGATAAAATTATTACTGGATGAAGTAAATGAGAGATTGAAACAATTACCTAGTAGCGAAGAGCCAGGAATATCGCCAGATGATGGTAAGAAGTTCGCATGAGAGGGGGTGAAAACATGGAAGATAAAACAAATACAAAATTAGATCCACAAGCAGCTTTGCATGAGGAACGAAAAAATATTGATGCTCGTATTCAAGCAGTGAATGCTTTGAAAACACAGGATCAATTTAAAACAGCAGGTAGAGAAATCGCACTTGCTTATACACATCTTCAAGAAGCAAAGATGTGGTTAGGTCAAGCACTTGGAATGATAGGAAGTGAATTGCCAGCACAATTTGCTGATAAAGCTGAGTAGTCTGCCAGTTGTACGACAAAATCGTACATCTGAGAGATTATTAAGGAGTGAATTGGGGATATATGGAAAATAAAACAGCTTATCAAGCCAAACTCATTTGGTGGGGTAATTTTATTAATATGAAGCCTAGCAAAAAATACGAAAAACTACGTAAGCAATGGGATAAATGGATGAGTTGGAGAAGAAAACATAATAATTGGGATTTTTGAACCTATGAGTAAGAAAAAGATAGAGATTGAATTAATGCCAGAAAGTATAGTTAATTTACAGAAGTTTACTAATATATCCTTGCTTATGTTTGGAGAACCTTTTTGGAAATGGTGCTTAGACAACTTAGATATGCTTTATGAAATGTATCTTGCCCGTTTGAATGAGGAGGAGAAATAGTTTTTGTGGTCTATAAAAGAAGGTAAACCCATAATATATATGACACGATCAAACAATAACCTTATAACATTATCTAGCCACGATTTAAAGTAATTGTGGATAACTCAGTGGATATGTGTATAACTTTAACCTTATGTATCTAAGAAAGAAACGACAAGCAAAACCTTTTGATCCTACCAACCCTTTAGAAATACAGGAAGGCTACGCACTTGCAGGTTACCTTCTCTATTTACAACGTCAAGGCAAAATACAAGTCTATTCTCATCTACCCCATGAACAATATACAAACTCACGAACTATTAAAAAGAAAAACAAATGGTCAGGGGTAAGAGCAGGAGTTCCAGACTATATTATCGTTATTAAAGACAAGGTAATATTCTTAGAGTTAAAAAGAAAAGTAGGTGGTGTTGTGAGTGCAGACCAGAAAGAATGGTTACTTGCTTTAGATAATAAACTAACTGTTAGTACCGTTGCTAAAGGATTTGATGAGGCAAAGAAGTTTATAGATCACATTTTAACAAGACAGGGTGTGTTATGATTTTTGTATGTCAATGAAATTTATTTGCGATAGGTGCGGTAAGGAAACGATACGAGGATATCGCATTATTGTACCACCTAAAAAGACAATAGATTTATGCGAAGAATGTGAAGAGGCATTTGAGGAGTTTATGAAAGGTCAGGAGAAATGAATGCTCTAACTTCTCACCTATTAGTCGGTGTTTTATTCTTATTTCTCGCAGAACGGGTATTACATATACTTCATATTGAGAACGAATCTAAAGTTCTGTATGAAAAGTTTTTACTATTTGTTATCTGTATATATGTAATTCTTGGCTTGTTTTTCAAAATTCCCTAGTGTTATACTAATACTTGGGAGGTGAGGAAAAAATGAAAATAACTATTGATAAAACACGAATGGGCATTATTTTATTAGCATTAGGTGTTGTCATGCTTGCTGCAGGTCTTATTTTGAATGAATTAAATCAATATAAGCAAATTAGTGCTATGAAAGCTATTGTTGTCAAACCTGTTGTGAAGTATGTAATGGTAACGCCAACTGCAACACCAACGCCTACTCTTGTTGTTAAGAAAGGACTAGGTAAGTAATGGAAGACATGACAATCAAAATAGCATGTCAAGGGTATACAACTGTTCCTTTGGAAGAGTTGACAGACTTACAGGGAAATTTGAAAGACTTAACTGAGGAGAATTACGTTAAACTTCGTAACTCAATGACTCAGTACGGTTTTTCTTTCCCTGTTTTTATGTGGATTGATACAGATGGAACAAAGTATATTGTTGATGCTCACCAAAGACTTAGGACACTTCGAAAGATGCAGCAAGAGGGCTGGACTATCCCCCCACTTCCTGCTGATATTATCCACGCTGAGAATAGAAAGCAAGCTAAGGCGAAACTTTTATTACTTAATAGTAAATTTGGAACTATAACTAGAGAGGGTTTTGACGAATTTGTATCAGAGGTTGGTTTTGAGGTAGACGATTCAATAGATGAATTTCTTGCTATTCCTGAAATTGAATTACGTGAGCCATCTGATGATAAAAATACGAATGATCCTACCGATTTGAAGGAAGTAACTTGTCCATCATGCGGTCACAGATTTGAAATATGATTGCAAGAAATTGCATTATTTGTAATAAAGAATTTAAAGTTTTTCCTTATACAATTAAAAACGGTAATGGTTTTTATTGTTCTTCTAAATGTCAATTTGAATCCATGCGTAAAACCCTTTTATTAACATGCAAGTATTGCAATAAAAAGTTTAAGTCTATTCCAGCTGACAAAGCAAAATATTGTTCTCAATCTTGTGCTAAAAAAGCTCTTATCGGTATTCCTCGTTCAAAAGAGACAAGATTAAAAATCTCTGTAAATCTTACAGGGAAAAAAAGTTATATATGGAAAGGTGATAATGTGGGATATATGGCATTGCATGAATGGGTAAGAAAACAACTTGGAACACCCTCTGTATGTGTAGGATGCGGAAATACAAAAGCTAAACGATATGAATGGTCAAATATATCTCAGGAGTATAAAAGAGATATTTTAGACTGGGAAAGATTATGCTTAAGCTGTCATAAGAAAAAAGATACTGAATATAGAAATACATATTTAAACGGCTTCCGAATAAAAGATAGTATCGGCAGATTTAAAAGTTAATTGCTAACTAGCTTTATTTATAGCTTCACTAATTGACAAAAACCTTAAAATTAGTAATACTCTACCTATGTTCCGTTTTATTTTGTCTTTGTTCAGACGTAAAGAATACGACCCTGAAATGATCAAATTGTTTCATAATATTAATACGTACGAAATTACAACCATATGTCAACTGTAGAAGAACAAATACACCAAGGATTACCAGCTACACCACCATCAAATTCAATACTTGTAGATATTCTTGATGATCTTGTAAGAACGGAAATTAGCACACCTTCTGATGAATTGCCAAATAGTCAAAGTAATCCACAAGAAATAGCAATGGAAAACCCTCAAGAACAGCCACAAATTCAGGAGTTATCCACAGAGAATCCACAATTACCAACAGAACAAACCATTAACGATACTTCTATAGACCCTTCTATCGATAGCCTTTGTGATTACTGTATGCATAAAGAAAAGTATCAAACACTTATCAATGACTATTTAAGTAAAATTAAAGCACGAACAGGGGAAAAAGTAGATATACCATTTATTGAAGAAGTTGCATTACTTCTTGATGTTGATGAAGATGTATTCTTGTCATGGCTTGAAGACGTAACACATACAGAACTTATTGCAAGTATAAAAAAGATTAAGTTACTACAAAAAGTAAGACTACTTAAACGAGTAGTAGGAAGATTTAATCCAGAAGGGCCTATCTATTTACTTGAGGCATTACTTAAAATAACTATATGAGATTTACTTTGCAATTTCGCATATTTACAGCTTTTACTTTAGTTTTTATCACTCTAGCCTTACTCATTGCTAATCAATATTTATTAACAAAAAGATTACATAGTCAAGAACAGTTTGATACTAGTGTGATGCAAAGAGATGTAGTTTTAGGAAATGAGTTAAATAAAACGAACAAGCAAATAATCTTAATGCTTAGTACACCTACGCCAAAAGTAACAGTCTATCCAGTAAAAAAGGTTGTAGTCACACCTGTTATTACTAAGTAAAGTAAATGTGATATTATTGTATGTGCTATGGATGCATCACAAGAGCCACAAGTTGTAAGCGAAGTTAAAGAACAACAAAATAACAACGAAACGCCTCCTGCAAAACCACTTACTGGGTTTCAATTACACCCTGAAAATATAAATAGAAACGGTGCGCCAAAACGATCTTGGACTTGGAAAGATTTAATTGAGGAGGCAGCTGAGGAAATGATGGAAGTAAAAGGTAAAGACGGTACTACTTCACGAAAAGCACTCAAATACTTAGTTGCACGTAAGTTATTAACTGCAGCCGCTGGTGGTAATGTAAATGCAGCGAGAGAACTTATGAATAGAACTGATGGTATGCCAACACAACCCGTAGAACATACAGGGGAGGTTACATTAAACGTCAATGAAATGTTAGAAAAAGTATATGGAGAGACTAAACCAGACAGCACTACTTAATTGCCTCTCAGCAGCAAAACACGCTGGCGTTCCTCGCGATCAAGCAGAAGCGTTTGTATCTCATGGATATATACCGTTAGGATGGCAGTGGGAATTTCACGCTGTAGCAAGACAAGCAGATTTACCCAATGGCCCTGTTGATATTGGTCTTGGCGGTGCAAGAGGCCCTGGTAAATCTCATGCTGTACTATCACAAGCTGCACTCGATGATTGCCAGCGAATACCTAATCTTAAAGGCTTATTTTTACGTCAAACAGGCATAGCTGCTCAAGAATCGTTTGATGATTTAGTAGATAAAGTAGTACGTGGGAGGGTGCAGTATAAAAAAACTGGATCAGTATTATCATTTCCCAATGGCTCACGTATATTGCTAGGAGGCTTTCAGTATGAGAAAGATATAGATAAGTATATTGGTATTGAGTATGACTTTATTATTGTTGAAGAGTTAAACCAGATTACAGGAGATAAATACTTAAAACTTCGTGGTTCACTTCGTACTTCAAAACCTAACTGGCGTCCAAGAATGTACACCTCATTTAATCCAGGGGGTATAGGTCACCAGTTTGTTAAAGAACGTTACATCTTGCCACATATGGAAGATAAACAAAAAGAAACACGCTTTGTACCATCTACCTATCGTGAAAACCCATATCTTAACAAAGAGTACATAGGATACCTTGAAAGTTTAACTGGTGAATTAGGTCGTGCATGGCGTGAAGGTGACTGGGATATTTTCGCTGGACAAGCATTTCCTGAGTTTAGACAAAAAACCCATGCCATTAAATCTATTAAACCGTCAAGTAACTTTGAACATGGATTATCTATTGACTGGGGATACACTGATAAAAAACCATGTGCTTTCTCTGCTTATTTACATGCACTGATAAAGATGAAATTACCAGATGGTCAAAACTTTAATAGGGTTATTACCTATATGGAATGGTCTGGAAATTTAAAAACGCCTAGAGAATGGGCTAAGATTATCTATGAAGATTGTTTAAAAATGGGTATCAAACTAACAAAAGGTATTGCAGACTCCTCTATTTTCAATCCTTCCAGTGACTATGGAAAAGATATTGCAGCTATCTTTATGGAAGAGTGGCGTAAGTTAAATGCTGGCGACTCATGGCTAACACTTGGTAAAGGAACAAAAGACAGAAAAGGTCGTGTTGCAACAGCTCATGATTGGCTATCAATTGCCCCAGATGGTTTACCGTATTGGATGATAACACAAAACTGTTATCAATTATTAACTACCCTACCTATTCTACAAGTAGATGAGCATAACTTTGAGGACGTAGACACAACAGGGCTAGATGATCCATACGACAGTGCCACGTACTACTTATATGGTGGCGTGAAGTTTATAGGTATCAAAGCTGGTGCATTTACCTATGGTCAAGGTGCAACGCCTGTTAAGGTGCAGTTTAACAAAGATGGTCAACAGATACCGCTTGATGTAAACGAGTGGAACAAAATGTACCCAAAGAACACTTGACAGGAAATAACTCTACCATATATACTTAAAGTGATGACACATAATGATAAGGTAAAGCTTGCTAGGCAAAATAAATACATACCTACGGATATAATTTTAGAGGATATTGCAGATACACAAGCAGAAATTAATCAAATGGAGATAGAAGCTGAATATTATGAAAGAACGCCTTTATCTTTTCCAACTGCACGACTCGATCACATGAGGGCAGAAGTAAGACGAACAGGCATAAAAGAACGTAAAGAATTTATTGAAAAGTTAAAAGCCATATTAGAGGTAAGGCAACGCAAAACACATGAAACAACATATAACAAGATTTAAAGCAAGAGAATTATATTTATCAGGATTATCAACTAGACAAGTTGCAAATAAACTTAATGTTGGCTTTGTTTCTGTTTATCGTTAGTGCAAAGATATTGTTCGCAATAAAAGCGAATCATTAGAAGGTGAAAAGCACCCATCATATAATTGAGAAAATATATAATAGCTATTCTCATTAGATTGATATTATTATTTATTGCTGAAGTTATAGCCCACTATTTTGGAATTTTACAAGCTATACTCGTAGTTCTTGTATGGATCTTTTATAATCTATAATTCTTCTTGACAACTTCTTTTGTTAGCATTACCATATTGGTATGGCTACAGCGTTTGCTCCTAAAAAAATGCCCTCAACGTATAAAGGTAAATCCACAGATTTAGGTAAGGGTGGTAGATCTGCCAAACTTGAAGATGAAGGTGTACCAGGCGCAGTGATTGGTGCAATTGCTAGAAAAAAAGATGCAGCTCCAGGACAAAAGTTTTATAGACCTTCTGCAAAAAAGAAATAAGTCTGCTATATTAATAGTGTGAATGACTTTCAACACCAAGAGCCAGAACTCCCAAAACATACAGGCGAAGAGATAACACTTCATTTAATTGCTTCAAGTACGGAAACAATGAAGTTTTGCGTGTATTGCAGAACAACAGTTTTTATTTCAAAGCATCGAGTAGTTGCAATAGCTGAAGAAGAGCCATTAAAGTTTTTGTCTCCACCTATTAAAATTCCTTGTAAAAAGTGTAGAGTAAGATATTCTATTCAGACAATTACATAGTATGCTACTATTACTGTATGGATGACAAACTAATTGCACTGCACGACACAATTGTTACAGAACAAGATCCCTTAAAACTTGATTTAGCAGATGAGGAGTTTATTGAAACAATAGACGCACTTATCGACTCTTCACAAAAATACTATTTAAAAAAACAACTTTATGACAGACAGAATAAAAACCTTGACTACTACCTAGGCGATCAGTTAAAAATTGGTGGTAAAGATGGACTTAAAGAATTTCAACCTAGGTTTGTAGAAAACATTATTTACGAAGGTATTAGGCGTATTAAGCCTATCGCCACTTCTCAACTCCCCGATTTAACAGTAAAAGGACAAGATGCTTCAATGACGACTCTTTTGTCTGATCTACTAAATACTGATGCTAAGAAAAGGTCAAATAGAAAGTTGCTAGGACTTGCTCATGTTCATGAACAACTATTTTTTTATGCTGTTATAAAAGCCCGATGGAATCAAGAAAAAGGCACAGATGGTGATTACGAGTTTATTAATACCTTTCCTAACAATATAGTATGGGATCAAAACTGCAAAACAAATAACGCTGATGACATGATGTTTGTTGCTGAAAACGCAGATCTACGAGTAAAGCAAGTTATGATGATGTTCCCTAAAACTGCACAGGCATTACTTCATAAACTAGGATATGACCAACCAGATGAAGACGGAAAATCAACTGAGGAGCGTCTTGCCTCACCTATTAAAATATGGGAAGTATGGTTTCATTGGTGGAAAGAAACGAAAGACGATCAAGGCAATAGTAAATGGGAAAAAATCCATGCCGTTGTGTGGAAATATGACAACTTAGTATTAGGAAAAATGCGTAACCCTTACTATGACTACGAGGGTAAGCCACGCTTGTTTGATCCTGTTATGCGTGAGAAGAATGGCATGAGTGAGTCAGAAATAATGAAGCAATATTTTGACTCATTGCAGCAGCCGGCAAATAATATTTACTACAACTATTTTAGAAATCCACGAAAACCATATTTCTTTATGGTTTATGAATCACTAGGCCGAGATCCAATAGATGAAACAAACAGAATTGAGCAAATATTAAAGTTTCAGGATCATATTAACGACGAGGGTAGGCAAATTATTGAAATGAATGAACGATCTGCAGGTAAGGCTGTCTTCAACTCAGATGCACTAGATAAAGAAACAATCAAGTCAATTGACTGGAGAAATGTTAGACAAGCAATATCGGTAACAAGTGATGATATTAATAAATCCTTTGCTGTTGCTCAAATGCCAGCAGCTCCATCGCAATTATATGAATCAAAGCAAATGAATAGAGGCATAGCTTTTGAAATGTTAGGCTTAAACGATACAACGCGAGGTGTTAAGCCAGATGGCGACACAACACTTGGCGCATCCCAAATGTATCGTGAACAAGATTTTGGATTTATTGATGATCTAGTTGAGGACACAATTAACGATGCTGCAGAATGGCAAGCACAATGGACAATGCAGTTTATCCGACTTTTCTATACGAAAGACCATATGCGAGAAATTATTGGAAAAGATGGAGATAGTGTATTTACAGCAATTAATCAAAACTATATAACAGATGGATTAGTAGTTGAAGTCTCTGCAAGTGCTGTTGATAAAATGATGCGAAAACAACTGGCAGTACAAAATATGAAAATGGGCGTGGGTGATCTTCTTTCTTATTACGAAGATACAAATCAAAGTAATCCAAAAGAACGTGCATATCGAGCATTTATGCAACAATCTTCCCCACAGATGTATGCACAACAATATCTTATGCCAGAAAGTAATGCATCAAATAAACCGGACGCACAACCTGGAGCGCAAATACCTGCTTCTGTATCAACTGAACAACCACAACCAACACCAGTACAACAGACAGTACAATTTGCACCAGCAGGTGCAGCACCTCAACAATGAGTTCCTTGACATATAGTAGAGTTATTTATATACTTAGAGAGTAATGAAAAAATCTCAAACTCTTCTTAAAAGTGGAACAAGCAAACAATTCGATAAGTTAAACGAAGGAGATTTAGTCTTTGCTTTCCAATGCAACCGCTTAGAAAAAGGAAACGACCAATATCAACTTGAAACAAATATGGATTGGTCTTTTGATGATCCAACCACAAACGAGGAAGTAAAAAGTTTTATTGGAAGTGTTTTATCTAGTATTGAGGACGTTTTTGGTGAAAAGATGATAACTGAAGCAATTTTACATTATGCACAGGAAAGAAATCATTTAATTATAACTCCACATGGCGTGGCTCTCAATTTTAAAAGTAAAGGCTTAAAATTTAAAGATTGGAAGGGGGGTGAAAAATAATGTCAGACACAATGGGAATAGATGTAAAGGAATTACTACATGCTGAAAGAAAATTGATTGATGAACGCATCAATGCAGTAAGTCTTTTGAAAAGTAATGAAGGTTTGAAATCAGCAGGTAGAGAAATCGCTTTATCCTATACACACTTGCAAGAAGCAAAGATGTGGTTAGGACAAGCTCTCGGAATGGTAGGAAGTGTCTTACCACAAGAGTTTGCTGATAAAGCAGAAAATGGTCAACCTGTAAAGTAGTTTGCTCCAAGCCTTCGGGTTTGGAAGAGATTATTCCTTGACTATTGATTAAATAATGTGTAATAATAATTTTATCTATGGTTGATACAACTCTACAAACACCGCAAGACCCTCCTGTTATTGACCAAGCAACAATTGATAAACGAGCCGAAGAAATCGCAGCAGCAAAAATTGAGCAAATGAAAGAAGAGCTTGCTCAACGAATTAGTGGCAAGTCTGATTATCAAGCACCTAAAACATGGCAGGAATTAGAACAAAAAACAGAGAATAAAATTGAAGAACGTGCTGCAGCAATTGCCGAAGAAAAAGTAAAAGCTGCACTTGAAGAAAGAGATAGAGCTGCTGAAGAAAAGCAAAAACAAACACTTGCACAGACAGAAGCTCAACAACAAGCAGAATGGACACAAATGAGCAAGGAATGGGCAGAGGCAGTACAAGACGGGGTTATCCCAGATATTAACCCTGAAATTAAAAAGAAGCTCCTTGCAGATCCAGACTATTCACACCTTACACCAGAAGAACGAAACGATCCAGGACTAAAAGCATATAATGATGGACGTTTACTTCATGCACAACTTAAACAAGAAGGAAAGTCTACAAGTTTTTACAGAACACTTGATAAGTTTTATGACAAAATGCCAGCAGGTGCATATGCACCAGTTTTGGGCGGTTCAACACCAACACCAACACCAACGGAAGAGCTAGATTACGAACAAGTCAAAGCTAATAGAAAAGCAAAATTAGGTTTTTAAATTTTCCCTATTGACAAGTATTAGTATTTTTATACATACTATCAATAGATAAAGCAAAAAGGACTATTTATGTCCGCTAACTCGTTAAGAGTTCGCGGATTTTTTATTTAAAAAAATATGTTACTAAAACAATCATTTAATACACAACCAAGTTTTCTTAGTAAATCTCTTTCTTTTGCAGACGAACTTCAACTTAAAGCACCAAATAAAACAGCTAACGTAACACCAGATGGATTGTCATATGGTACTAGAGTTTCTAACTTTAACTACCAAATGGAGTTGGCTACAATCGTTGACTCTATTCTTAACTCCACAACTCTTGCATCACATATTCTTTACAACGCTAAAAACTTCAATAGATATACACTTCTCAAAACAATCAAAGCAATAAGACGAACACAGTTCCAAGAAGTATCAGGACTTGAGCCATTGAACGGTGCAGCAGAAAACGTCACCATTCAAATGGCATTTAATCGTGCATTATTCTCAATGCCTACAGTTAAGATTTTGTCTGAAGCATTTGCTAGACAGTATGATCAGGGAATTGACTACGATCAGTTTGAATATGAAGACGTACTAGACGAAACGCTTTATGGTTTGACAAATGTATTCTTTACAGGTGGTACAAACTTTGTTGGTCTTAATCAATTGACTGATGATGGTACAACTTATGATGATATTGGAGGAGCTAGTCGAGCTACCTATTCTGTACTTAAAGGTAAAGTACAAGATATGAGTGGTACAGGATCACTTTCAAAGATTGCAACAATGTATAGTGCTATTTCTGATACAGGACCTAATGAAACCCCTTCGCTTATTGCTACAACTTTTGATGTATTTGATCTTATCGAATCTTTGTATCTTCCAACAGTACGACATGAATACAAAACACTTCCAGTTGGAGGACGATACCCAACAGCACATGCAGCAGATGGTATGGGAAATGGATTCCAAACTATGGACTGGAGAGGTATTCCAATTTTGAGAGATAAAGCTATTGCAGCAGGGTATGGTTATATGCTTAACTTAAATTACCTTGGATATTATGGCGATCAAAAAGTACCACCTGCATTTAGTAAATTCTTGACACCTGTTAAACTTGGTAAATCAAGTGTCAAAGAAGGACAGTCAACAATGCGACCATCTGATTATGCAGGGTTCTTCTTCCAAGAAGAGCAAATGATGCCAAATAATGGTGGTACAATCGGACGATTCTGGATTTCAGGACAGTTGACGTCATTCCAACCAAGACGTCAAGGAAGGTGGATTAACTTTAACGGAGTTTAAGGAGAAATAATAATATGGCACGAATAACATCAATTGCAGGAGATTCATTATATACAGCAGTATCAACACTGGATTCTAACCAACAGTTAGGTGATATTGTAGAAGGAAATGGAAAAAGATTTGTCAGAGTAAAAGCTGGAGGGTCTGCTTTAGTTGCTGGAAATGTTATCCAAGCACCAGCTATTGATACAAACTTTGATGACATGGTAATTGCTGCTGCTCAGGTAATTGGTGATACACAAGTAACAGTAACGCTTGGTGGAACTGCGGTAACGGCTAATCAATTTCAAGGTGGATCAGTTACTTTTGATACAGGAGAAGAAAGAAAAATTATTGGACACCCTGCACAATCTTCAAGTACTGGTAATGTTACTTTAACACTTGATGCACCTTTAGCAGTTGCATTAGCTACAACTAATAAAGCAACTATGAGAAATCTATATAATGGTGTTATTCAGGCTCCAACCACATTAACAGGTGCTGTAGTAGGTGTTGCAGTATATGCAATCCCAGCAAGTAATTATGGTTGGTTACAGATATACGGAGATTGTCCTGTCAAATCAGATGCTTCAACTGGTGCAGTTGGTTCAGCATTATCTAATTCAGCATCAACTGCTGGAGATGTAGGAGTTTTTGTTGCAGGAACTGGAAGAGCATATATCGGACACGCTACAAGAGCATTATCCTCTGGTAAATTCATTACTGCAAAAATTAACATCTAACATATGGATACATTAGAAACACTTAAAAACATGGCTGAAGAAGTCAAAACTACTGTTGCTGAAGCATTTAATGCTTCTAGTGAAGAAGCACCTAGTCAAGAGCAACCACAAGAACCAGTTGTAGAAGTACAAGCACAACCTGCAGTTGTTGAGGATAGATCAGCATATAATTGTCCACAATGTAAAGGCGAGGGGTTACTGGATCAACACACAATTTGTCCAATGTGTCAGGGTACAGGAAAGGTTAGTTAATTATGGCATTACGTTTACGCGATTTTATACCAGGGTTATTTTCAAAAACACTTGATTTAGGTGGTGGAACTACTGTTGATGAAGCAACAGGAAGTATGGTGTTTGCTTCAGGTGCAACTGTTACAGGTGGTTCTCGTGCTGTTATTTCAGGACAAGGTGCAACAAAAACATTAGCTGCAACAGATTCTGGCTCACTTTGTTTGTTTGATAGAGCTGCAGGTATTGTCTATACACTGCCAGCTCCTACTGTTGGTTTATCTTTCGACTTTTATGTTCCTGTAACTGTTACCTCAAATGCACATAAAGTTATTACCGATGCAGGTACAACGCTTTTAACTGGTTCACTTATCAATATTGATACTGATAGTTCAAACGCAGTTGCTGCTTGGACAGGTGACGGATCAACGCATGTTTCCGTTTCTATGAATGGGACAACTACAGGCGGACTTAAAGGTACATGGATGAGATTTACTTGTGTTTCTTCAACGCTTTGGTTAGTAACTGGAATTGATGAGGGTAACGGAGTTGTTGCTACACCATTTGCTACTAGCTAATTTGTGATATACTTTTCTTATGAAGTATTTAGGATCATTCCCACGAGATAATAATTTTGTTGCAGATCCTTCTCATGGTTGCCTCGCTAATGTAAGTAAAACACTCACTGCAAATGCTACGACTGCCAATGTGCCTATTTTTAAAGTAACAGGTGCTGTTCAGATTTTAGGTATATGGGGAATAGTAACAACAGTTTTAGGTGCAAATAATACTGCTGCCTATTGGAGACTTAACGATCAGACAAATCAATCTGCAATAACTTTAGCAACAGGTACAACGCTTTCTGCAGCTCCTGTAGGATCAATGATAGTTAAAAAAGGACTTGCTGGTGCAGCTTTGACACTTCTTTCTGCTAGTCAAAGTAGAGTATCAGAACCAACCACACTTGAAACAGATTTTTTCTCACCATTTGTAGTTACAGAATTACCAGGAGCAGAGACAGATATTGAGTTTGTCTATACAACCACAGATGCTCCAACAAGTGGCGTAATTGAGTTTTTTGTTAGATGGCTTCCTTTGTCAGATACTGCACAAATAACTACATTGTAAATTGACTAATACTATTTACTCTACTATACTAAGTTTATGCTAGAACCCTTAAATACCACTGATCCAGATGAATTAGTGAGTATTATCAATCCTTCTGCAAATGATTTTACCCTTGAAGTTGTTGATATACATAGTAAAACACGAGATATAATTACCTATACTGTCAAAGCACGTGAGAGCTTAAAGCTACCTCGATACGCTGCAAATCATGTATCAGAACGACTAGCACAACGGATGGAAAGTAAAAAGACAGGCGTACTTACGCAGGCATATCATAAGTTGCTATTAGGTCAAATACGCATGTATGAATGGGAGGAAGAATGAGCGATATTCAACCACTACTAGATAGATTTAATCGTGAATTAACTTCACTACAACAAGCTCTTCTATCATGGCATGACGATTTAGTAATAAGAGAAACACAAGTTACAAAAGAAAATGGATCAATCAAGGCTCAACGTGAGGAACTTATTAGAAAAAGTAATTTAATTATTGAGCAGGTAACAGGACTTAGAAAGCAAAAAGAAGAAGCAGAACAAAAACTAAAAGAGGCAGAAAAACTAAAGAGATCAGCAATTGAGGAACTAGAGCAGGCAGAAACAAAACTAACAGAACTTTCTTTAAAAGAAAATGAATTAGAACTACGAGAAAAAAATATTAAACTTCTTGCAGAGCGAGAACAAAAATTAAAAGAAGATCAAGAAAAACTAGAGCTGGCACAAAATGAACTATTAAAAGCTCAAACATTGCTTAAAAAAGAACAGGATTTACTTGATGAGAAACAGCAAGTAATTGAAATAAGAGATAGAAATGTATCCTTACGTGAAGACAAGCAAAAGCGTATCATGGGTGATCTATGATAGCTATTGCTTTTTTAGAAAAAAGTGTACTATACTAAATTATATCTATGAATGATACAAAAGTTCTCACTCCTGAAGATGTCGCTGCTAAAGCAAACCCACAAGAAAAACCCCTTGATCCTAATACAGATTTCTACAACTGGCTCAATGAAAAAAACTATAAAGTAACTGTTGAGGCACTTGCTGGTAATACGCCATTTTTACCAGAGCATGGGTTTGTATTAACTGATAAGCCTTTACTTGTAGTAAAAGTAGTCAAAAAGGAGGATAAATAATGCCATTTAATCTCAACTCAGTTCCTACAGACGGAAGAACAGCAGATCAAATAAAAATGCACTTGGATTTATATAATAGATCACAAGATATTTGTTTAATCCATAATCCTAGTGAGGAGGATTTTACTTTTTACTATAACCGCAGCTTTGAACCTAATCCTTATGTTGTGCCAAACTGTAATAAGGATATAGGTTTTGGGAAAGGTAATTTAGAAGTTAGACGCTTTTTAGCTAATATATATGTTGAGAAAAAAGGAGAACAAATGATTAGTATTATTTCAAAAGCAGATTGGGATTCTAAGAAAAATAATTATCGACAAGAAGAACGTGGAATTATGGAAGAAAGATTAGCTATTAGAACAAATAATAGAGAGATGTGGGCTAAAATAGTACCACAATTATTCTTAGGCGTTGTTAGAAGATCAAATGAAGAAATTGGAACAGGTGAATTTGTCCCAGAGGCACCAGTTGACAATACGCTTTCTAGTGCAGAGCAAGTCATGGCACAGTTAGGTTTGAATGAAAAAGAAGTATCCTTAGCTAGTCAAGCACAAGCCCAAGAAATATCAGAAGAAGAAAAAAAGAAAGCAGATTTACTAGCAAGTATTGTGTAATAACAATAAGTATGTTAGTTTAATAATATGAGTAAGTTATATCAAACGCTAGAACAAGTATTTAAGATGAGAATTAACTCTAATTCAGAGATAATTCCATATATTAAGAAACTTGCTGAAATGGGCAAGTTTGATGAACCTAAGAAAATAGCTGCAATTGCTATTCTTCTTGACCGGCTAGGTAAGTTAGAAGATGACGCAGATATGGAAAAATCCTTGTCTGATATTGCAACTGATACGACTATTTCACCATCTACCCCTGCAGAAACGCTTTCTAGCGAATCTAGCGAGGTCGCAGCCACACCACAAACACCATTGCAATCAGAACCTTCAGCACTTGAAGATCAAATATCAAATCCAAATGCAACACCTATTGTTTCTACACCAGTTGAGCCAACTTCTCAACTAGAACAACCTGTCACAGAAGCACCTAAAACACCAGAGGAAACTACACCGCCTATAGATACTGCTCCTACTGTTACAGAATTTACACCTGAGAATATTACCGATCCAACCCCTGCAACTAATGACTCTACAACAACTGCATAGTATGCTACACTAATAGCGTGAGGTATACTTATTCTCAATTAGTACAAGATAGTCAAGACCTTTGTATAGATGATACGTCAACAACGTATACAGGGCTTTCAGATACAAAAACATTTATTAAACGTGAAATCAATAATGTAAATACTGATATATTTAATCTTCTAAAAAACTACAAACTCCAACCGCCTCCATATACTGATACAACTGTTGCAAATCAAATTTATTACACTTTTAGACCTGGGTTTTCAAAACTTACATCTCTTACTGTTAGTGTAGGAACATATATCCCTCCACTTCGTATAGTTGAGACTGAAGATGAATGGAACGCACTTCAACAAGTACCTGTTACTTCAGCATGGCCTACTCATGTTTATCCTAGGCGTGATGATTTTGGTCTATACCCTACGCCACAAACCGCTTACACAATGACAATATCAGGGATATGGATTCCGACAAACATGACCACAGATGATAATAAGGATGGAACAATTGCATGGACAAATGGTAGCACTGCAATTGTTGGAACAAATACAACCTTTAATGCTGCAATGGTTGGCTCATGGCTTGGAACAACAGCAAGTGATGGTACATTTAATAGTAATTTATACCGCATTGCAACATATACAGATGCAACACACATTACAGTAGATAGAAAAGTTATTGATACAACAGGTTCAGGACTAAGTTATATTATTGGTCAATCCCCAGAGATTCCAGAAGATTTACACCAATTTATTCCCTATCGTGTTGCAGCAGCATACTATGGAATTAGACGCAGAAATCCAACACTTGCACAATCGTATCTTAATTATTTCTGGACTGGTGATTATAACAATGGAAAACGTGAGGGCGAAGTACAAGGTGGAGTATTAAATGTTCTTCGTGACTTACTGCAAAAAGGTAGGTCAAATAGTGGCCTTGTTGAAACAGGGGGAACCTATGGCAACTTGGACGTTATCAGAGATGCCTCATGGACGAGTATTATAACCGCACCGTAATTGTATGGCTCAACAAATTGGAATACTACAAACACTTACAGGTGGCATAAGTACAATATCAAAAAAGTTAGGGCCACCAAATTCTTTTGCATGGGGTAGATCAATTGACTTTAGGTCTGATCCTGCACAACAAACAACATACCCACAAGCAACAAAAATATCAGGCTCAATTGTCACAGATTTACCTATGTTTGGTGTTATTGCCCATAACGCTAATGCACTTATTGCAAATCAAACAAATACTCTTTTTTTCCATGGAAATACAGGTAATATTTACGCTGTAGATAGTAGTGATGCGGTCACAAAAGAGTATACTGTACCAGATTCTTCAGGAAATGGAATAACCTACTTTGCCGAAACCAATCAACTATATATTCCTACAAATACTTCAATTACCAGGCGTGATATGGTAACAGGAAACTACTATGATAACTTTCTTGAAACTTCAGGAGGGGCACCAACAAATACAGATGCACTTTTATTAGTTGCTGCCTCATCACAAAGTGCTACACGGGCAGATACAGCCTCGTTATCTATAACTGGTGATATGACACTTGAAGCATATCTAAAACCTACATCACTACCTTCTGGAACTAATCAGATGGCAATAATTAGTAAATGGGATGAGTCAGGATCAAAGTTAAGTTATAAATTATCTATTGTTCCAACAAGTGCTTCGTTTGGAAATGGTACTGATAGCAGTCTTACTATTTCAGTAGATACTACTGATGCACCTATAGATAGTGCGTGTACTGGCACCGCAGGAACCTATACACTTTCTGCAACTAATGCTTCTTTTGCTGCAGGACAAATTGTACTTATTCATCAAACACAAGGCACAAATGCAGGGCAAAAAGAAGTACGCACTATACAATCGTATACAGCAGGAACTATTACTTTAACTGAAAAATTAACAGGAACATATACAACAGGGGCACAGGTGTTAGTAGGAAAACAATATACCAATGTTACAGTTGATAGTGGTGTAACATGGACTGCAAAAGCATGGAACGGAACAACAGGGGGTATTCTTTTCTTTTTGGCAAATGGAACAGTTACTATTACAGGAACTATATCAGCTAATGGAAAAGGGTTTAGAGGTGGAATTGGACGCAATGGAGGATCTGATAATACAGGCTATACAGGAGAAGGTACGGTTGGTGTAAGTATAATAAGTACATCTACAAATGGTAACGGAGGAGCAGCACCTGGAGATTTTGAACAACATGCTGCAGGTGGAGGAAATGGCACAGCAGGAGGTACTGGCACAGCAGGAGCAGTACCAGGAGGTTTAGTTGTAGGAAGTTCTGATTTGACAACAATGGATCTAGGAGGAGGAGGAGCTGGTGTTACCTATTCTCAAGGGTCACCAACCGCAGCAGCAGGAGGAGCTGGCGGTGGCATAATATTTATTAATGGTGCAACCTTAACTATAACAGGATCTGTTACATCAAATGGAGCAAATGGTGCTGCAACTGGTGGTATTGCTAAAGGTGCTTCTGGAGGTGGTGCTGGTGGTTCAATATTACTTAAAGCACAAACTGCTACTTTGGGTTCAAGTCTTATTACTGCAAATGGAGGAGCAGGAGGCACAGATGCAAATGGTACCGCAGGTGCAGGTGGAGATGGCAGAATTGCACTTGATTATTCAAGTTCTTATACAGGAACAACTACACCTACTGTTAATACTACGCAAGATAGTTCTTTAGCAGTGGCTAATGGTTATGCTTTAAGACTTTATATTTCTTCAGATGGTTCAACGTATGAAACATACGATCAAACAATAGATGATTTTGTCGGAGTGTATAAATTTTATTCTGTCTCGTGGACTGCTTCAACATCTACAGCTATTTTTTATGAAAATGCACAAGAGATAGGAACAAAAACAGGCACTAAAACATCTATTAATGATAATACGTCAATTTTTGGTATTGGTTGTTATGTCAATTCAAGTAGTGTAAAGACAGGATTTTATGACGGTCTTATAGATGATGTTAGAATATGGTCAGGGGTAAGAAGTGCATCACAAATTGCTGCATACTACAATCAGATATTAACAGGGCTTGAAAATAATCTTGTTGCCTACTATCCTTTTGATGGGAACGTAAATGATTTACAAACATCAGCCTTAAATAGTTTAACTGCTAATAACTCACCTACTTACTCAACAGACGTTGCTTTTTATGGTGTGACTACTAGAGGTGATGAGGACGTATTTTTAAACAATTCAGGAAGTACCTATACACTTAGTACATCTTTAAGTGAGACAACACACAATAAGATCCCTTTTGTACCAACAAAAGAACCCTTTAAATCATTAGCACTTGATGTAAGTGCTATAGGAACTGGAAACTGGACTGTAACAGTACATGATGAGTTAAACAATGTTGTTGCTACTATGACTGTTGCCCATGCGGATATGCAAACAGGAATATATGAGTTTAAATTTAGCAGTACTGAGAGAATAGTGTTAAATGCAAATTATCATGTTCATGTATTTGATACAACAGGAGATGGTGTAGTTGTTACAGGTACATTAGCACAATTAGATACCGCCTATTTAAAAACGTATTTTCAAATATTAGTAGATGATCCTTACCATATGGCAGTACAATTTCAAAACTTTGTTTGTATTGCTAATGAAAGATATTTAGCTACTCTTCAAGCAGGAAATGTATATAATCCTGTCCGTCTTGTGTTTCCTTCAGGTTATCGCATACGAGGTTTAGCATTTTGGCAGCAATATATAGTTATTGGTATGTGGTTTGGAAACAATATTACAGATACTGATACAGGTAAGTTGTTTTTCTGGGATGGTGAGTCTGATACATATATAGATAGTCTTGATGTACCTCAAGGGGGTATCAATGCCATGCTTGGTACACAAGGGGGATTGCTTATTTCAGCAGGTTATAAAGGGGCAATACTTGAGTATACAGGGTATCCATCTAGTTTTAGATACACAGCTAGAACTTCAGCAACTCTTGCTTTTAGACTACCCAATGTAAGTGCTTCTGATACTGTTGAAATAGCTCCTGCTGCTATGGCAATGTGGAACTCAATGAATAGAATAGGTTTATCACTTAATACTAATTCATCAACTATCCATCAAGGAATTTATACATACGGACAATATACTGATCAAGATCCAATGAGTGTTGGCTTTGATTACCCTTTATCAATTGGCGATACAACAAGTAGTAGTGTTAAAGTAGGAAGCTTAGTTACACGAGATGCAAAGCTGTATGCAGGATATCAAAATGGAAATACTTATGGAATTAATGTTATTGATGAAAATGCAGCTCCTGCCTCAACAGGAACAGTTGAGTATTTAATTACTGATCTAGGCTCAGTTGCAGCTCAGAAATTACCTTTAGTATTTAGACGTGATTTCTTACCTCTTACCAGTGGTCAAAGTGTTAGTCTAAAATGGAAGCCTAATAGAGCTAGTAACTGGACAACAATTGTTACACAAAATACAGTAGGTGCAACAAATGTAAGAGCAATAATAAATCAACGAATTCATGAGGCACAATTTGCGGTTGATTGGGTAAATACAAGTGAGTCCGTTGTCTTTACACAAACAACACTTGAAGCAGAGGACGAAAGTGATTCACGACAAGTTTAAAAAGTATAACTATGGTAGATATAAACTTATTATCATCAAAACCACAACCACCACAACAGCCAGTGGTACAACCAATTGATCAAAAAAATATTCCTGCAGGGACAGTTAGGCAACGTCACCTACAAACAGGTTATACAATGGTTAAGTTTGGGATTGCTGCAGATAGACCAACTACATCAAATGAAATCATACTGTACTTTGCTACAGATACCTTTGTGTTGAGCTATTTTGATACGACAACACAAACATGGAAGTCTGGAAGTGCTTTTACTTAGTAGGTATTTCAATTGATGATTTTGAGGCAGCACTTGAACCATCTGAGGCAACAATAGGGGATTTTCTCACTAACTTCACGCCATTAAATGATGGTTCATCATCTTTAAATCCTGTTTTTAAACCTAATACCTCAGCATGACGTTGTGACTCTTGAATATATGCATTATACATAACATCAGTTAAAGTAAGAGAAGTAGGTTTTTCACCTGTTAAACCAATGCATAACTGGATAAAATTCTCTAAAAATTGAATAATTTGAAGCCCTGGCCCATTTTGTTCTTGTGGTTGGTTTGGATTCATACGTTTTTCTAATTCTTGCTTTGCTAATTTTCTAATAGCTTTTTCTGTTTTCTGTGACATAATTAATATTACTCTACCTTATTAGGTATTGTCAATGACTATTTTATTAATGCCTCAGCATCGACTTTTTTAGTTACTCCAGGTACATCTTTAGTCCATACATATTTAGAGTTCTTTACATCTTCTTTTGTAATAACATTATTTTTTAACATCTGTTTAGCACGTTTTGGGTGTGCTTCCAAAAATTCACGTGATAATTCTCCACCTCTATGACTTTGTAGCATATCATTTGCATATGTAAGTCTTTCCTCTTTTATCTGATTTGTAGTAAATTCTGGGTACGTAACATTAGCACAAGCCCATCCCCATACAAATCCTGTTTCTGTTTCCCATTTTGTATATTTCCATCCACTTTCTGAGATATGTTTTTTATTGTGTCTTAAACAATACATCTTTGTCATATCTTAAAATTTTCTCTAAATACTTTTTCTCGTGCCTCATCTACTTTCTCCTCACCACTTTCTACATAGTCAATATCTTCTTGGGTAGGATATTCAATGATGCCAGCTTTAACAGCACCACGTATTAAAGCATTTTTTTGAGGTATTTTGGACACAGGTTGTATCCTTTCTGTATCCACTTTGTGTCCAGACCTTCCTAGAAAATAACCTACTAGAAGAAATACTAAGGCAATACCAACAGAAAATAATTGCTCAATCATAATGTAATAGTAGCAGGTTTTTTCTTTCCCTTTTTACCTGCTTTTACCGCTACTTCATGCGTAAACTTATATGCTACTCCTTTTTTATGTGCAGTTAGTCCTCCTAATCTAGCAAATTCTTTTCTTTTCTCAGGGTTCATTGAGGCAAAACCACGATTTTTTATATTAGACATAGAGGTTTTATTGTAGAGTTTTTGTAAACTATTGTCAAAAATACTGAATGTGCTACTATAAGAGTGAAAGCTATTTATGCTACACCTGTTAGGGTTGTAGCTATTTTTGTATTATGGGAGCAAATGACGGAACACAACCAATACCATTTGATAATTCAGCAGCAGTAAATTTTACACCTACTGCTTCTCCAATACCTCAAACACAGGCAGATTATAAAAATCTTGAGACAGGATTTTCTAATGCTATAAATGCTCAGCCAACCGTACCTCAACTAATGGGAAAATATAATGCACAATATGGAGTTCCCCAACTACAACAACGTGTGCAAGGAGATCAAGCAACAGCAGATAAAATAGGAACACAAATAGATATGGCTCCTAAGACTATTGCACAAACTAGCCAACAGTCAATTATGACACAAGGACAAAAAGATGCTGCAGTGCAAAATCTTACACAGCCTTTACAACAAGAATTAACAAATGTAAATAAGGATCAATCAGAAGGGCAACAAGCATTAACTGCTGCAGATACAAATGCAAAAGATATGGTCGCAGCAGAACAAGCACAGCAAACAAAACAATTGCAGCCTTGGACTCAGGCTTTTAAAGATCAAGATGTTATAGCAGCAGAACAAATGACAGGGTGGACAAATGAAAATGCACAACAATTACAGGTACTTCTTGCAAATCAAGCAACTGGAAAAGAATTAACTATGAATGAACAAAATAATTTAGAAAAATTAGCACAACAAGAGCAACAATTTGAAGATACATTGAAAACAAATGCAGCACAAGAAACCAACGCACAAAATCTTTATCAATTTGAGAATCCCGATCCATTAGGGATTTTAGCATGATAACATAAAACTATGGCAACAAAAGCAACATCAGCATCAACAGCACAAGCAGCAGGAGTAAAAACACCTGTAAGTGGAGCATATTCTGATCCAGCACAAGTTGGAGCTATGATAAAACAAATGTATCCACAATATGCTAATTTTGATCCAGTTACAATTGGTCAACGATGGATAGATATGCATGCTGCAACAGCAGGTGGTGCAGGATCAGGAGCTGGTACTGACGTTTTATCTGGGCCAACAGGTACAACAGCAACAACTTCTACAGATGTAAGTCAACAAGCACCAGATTTATCTGGACTAGCTCAGTTTGCATCCCCTGTACCACAATCAAAACCACAACCTGCTCCTGTTTCTTTAAGTGCAGGATTAAACGCACTTAATAACAATATGGGAGGCGTAAACGGAATGGGACAAGCAAGCACACCTTATACAACTCAGCCACAAACACAACAACAACCAAAATCTAAGCCTTTAGCATCAAGCACTTTTGATATAAGCAAAGTGAGGTTTTAATATGCCACAATATACTTTTGATGTAAACGCTGCAATGAAAGCTGGCTATACACCAGATCAAATCCAACAATATATAGATCAACAAAAGGCTCAAGGCAATCAATATAATTTAACGCAAACTCCACAGGCAACGCCACAACAGAGTCAACAACCTGCACAACCAGCACAGCCTAAAAATAGTTGGGCAGATTGGCTACCTACAGTAGGTGGTATTGTCGGAGGTATTGCTGGTGCAGCAGTCCCAGTATTAGGGGAAACAGGTGTTGGTGAAATCGGAGGCTCTGCAGCAGGTTCAGGATTAGGAGAAACAGCAAAAGAATTGATAGAAGGAAAACCACTAAATGCAGGAGATATTGCAGGGCAAACAGCACTAGGAGGAGTTAGTGCAGGCGTAGGAGTTGGTGCAGGAAAAGTATTAGGTGGTGTACTTGGAAAACTTGGAGAAGGTGAAGCTATTAATGGATTAAATCTAACTCGATTACAACAAAATGCTTTGAAAATAAAAAATGGTGAATCTGTTGCAGAAACATTAACAAAACATGATCTAACAGGGGCTAATGCAGAAAGTTTAAGTAATGGTATAGGAAAAGTACAAAATATGTTTGATTCTATTGCTAAAAATAATAATGTTCCTATAGATCAAAACGCTTTCTTAACACATGCAACTACAGCTTTAAATGCGTTAAAAAGTAGTTCAGTACCTTCAGATCAAGCATTAGCTCCACAAGTTGAAGAAGCATTAGGAAATGTTATGGATAAAATAGCAAATGGAAAAGTAACAACATTAGCCGATCTAAACGCAGAAAGACAAGCCTTTGATAATGCAACAAAAGATAGTCAATTTGGTTCTTCTCCTTGGGGCGTAAATCGAACTGTAGGAGATATTTTAAGAAGCACAGCCTATGATACTGCAGATAACTCAGGGGCAGTTGGCCCTAATGGGGAATCGTTAAAATTAATAGGGCAAAATTTACGAAAACTTTATAACATTTCAAACATTGCAGATAAACGAGTAGGTCAAGGGAATAGTGCTGGCGTATTAAGTGTATCTAATATGTTACTTGGAGGATTGGGAGCTTTAGCAGGTTCACCAGCGGGGCCAGTAGGATCAATGGCAGGGTATGCAGCTACAACAGGTGCAAGAAAGCTACTTGCTACTCAACCTGTAGCAAAAGTATTATCAAATACTTTATCTGGAGCTGCAAAAGGACTAGCAACACCAGCAGGTATGGCAGGAGCTGCAGCTCTTGGCTCAGGAGCTGCAAATGCTTTATCCATTACCCCACAAGGAACTAGTGATAACAGCAATAACAATAATACCAATCAACAAAATTTCCAATCTAATACACTTCCTTCTTCGCCTCAAGGGTCGTTTGGAAATAACTCTACTATAAATAGTACAGGAAGTCAAGCAAATCCACTAAATCCTTCTACGCCCGATGCAGTTCCCGATAGTTTTTTAAAGGGCTATACAGTCAATGGTGTACCCCTTGATGATGCTACTAGAAACTTAATCTATCAGATAGTTAATTACAAACTTGATCCTTCAAAAATGACTTCACTAAGAAATAATGAAAGAGAACGTATTATTAACCTTGCCAGTCAAGCAGATCCAAGCTATGACTCGTCACAATTTCCAGTTAAACAAAAATTAAGACAGGATTATACAAGCGGTACAACAGGAAAAAACATACAAGCATTTAATACAGCAATACAGCACTTATATTTACTCAATCAAGTATCAAGGAATTTAGGAAATACATCATTTACTCCTTATAATGCTTTTAAAAACAATATTTCACAAATGACAGGTAATCCACAGGTGACAAACTTTAACCAGGTAGCAAATGCTGTATCTGGAGAAATTGCAAAAATCTTTAAGTCAAATGGTGCAACAGATGCGGAAATAGAAAATATCCAAAAAGGATTAAGCTCTGATATGTCTCCTGCACAGCTTCAAGGAAATGTTGCATATCTTATTCAGCTTATGGGCGGAAAACTAGATGCACTTAATTCACAATATACTCAAGCAATGGGAAAGCCTGCAGATTTTCAAATTGTTGATCCTAAATCTCAACAAATTTTAGACTCTTTACAAGGTAGTAATTCAAATAATTTACCATCGTCATTACAATAGTGATATACTAATATTATGAATCCAGGACTTTCACCAGCGGTACAAGCAGCATTAGCTCGTAGAAATATGGGGGCACCTATTCCACAACTTCAACAAGTCTCTCCATCTATGCCTATGGCAAGCGGTACACCACCTTCACCTATTCCACAGTCTGCCATGAATAAATCTAGTGCAATGCCTAGTCAACCTAAAGCACCTAGTCAAAAATATCAGCCACAAAACCAGTCAGATATGATTACTCAGGCTCTTGTTGAACAATTAAAAAACAATAACAAACTGGAACAACAGAAGCTAAAAGTTGCACAAGGACAATCAATACAACCACCAACGCCACAAGTGCCACAATTTAATCAAACACCACCTCAAAATAGTGGTAATGTGTTTGGAAGTACTACATCTACGGCAACTTCAAATATGCAAGGTGGTAATCCACTTAGTGCTGGCCCCTTCTAATATGCTATATTAATAAAGTATGGCAATAGACCACAGCGTAATAGATAGTAATTTTAAAGGCAGCTTAACAGTTATAGATCATACTACAGATAATCCTTTTGCTGTTGAAGGGGATAGTAGTTTAGGTGTAGCCTACATACAAATAGTAGATAATAGTGGAACGCCTATTGTCTCTTTTGGTGGAGGTACACAATACACTGATGCTGGTACGCCACCAACTCATCCTATTGGTGGGACGATAGAATGGAATAATGGTGGCGTATGGGCAACAGTAGGTTCTGCAGCTCCTTTACCTACAAGTCTTTATCTAGGCACAAGTGCAATATCAATAGGTCAACAAACAGCAGCTAATTCTATCCCTGTTATTTTGCCTTCAGCAACTATTACTACTCTTACCCCTCCTTCTAATACAGGATATGCTCTTGATAGTAGCCTATCAACAATTGATACAGATTTAAAATCTAATATTACTCTCCATACTGGAACAAATATTATTGGTAAAGTAACAACAGATCAGACTACTCATGGAACCACTGATTTAGTAGCAGCAGATATTACAAAAGTAGGAGGTGCTTCTGTTGCTCTTGGACAAAATACTATGGCTAATTCGTTACCAGTAGCGGTAGCAAGTAACCAAGCTGCAATAGCTTTATGGGGACATGGTGCTACAGGTTTAGCAGTGCCAGCTAATGCAGTGTATCATGGGGCACAAGCAAGAAGTTCTGAACAAGCAGCAGCAACCTCTGGAAACCTCATAGGGCTTATTACGGATCTTGTTGGAAAACTTATTGTTCTTCCTTATGCCAATCCTGAGAATTTTGTTAGTGGTACAACCAGTGCAACTACTACTACCTCAACCTCACTTATTGCAGCACCAGCAGCAGGACTTAGAAACTACATTACACAAATTACGGTAGATAATACCTCTAGTACACAAACATATATCAATATTCAGGATGGTTCAGGAGGAACAACAATCTATCATATTCCTTTACCTGCAAATGGAGGAGCTACAATTACTCTTCCTACACCTTTAAGACAACCCACAACTGCAACTGCTTTATTTTTTGCTTGTGGAGCAGGAGTAACTACTGCCTATATTTCTGCATCAGGGTATAAGGGAGCCTAATTTATGGCAGTATCATGTTCAAATTTATTAGCAAATGGAAGCACAACAGGAGCAACTTCATATACGACTGCCTCAGTCTCTCCTGGAGCAAACCATTTACTTCTCTTACAAGTTAAAAGTAGAACTAATATTACCGCAACGCCAAACACGCCTACTGTTACAGGATTAGGCTTAACATGGGTACAAATTGGATTACCTCTTGATATTGACGATACA